CGGTGGCTCGCAGCTGGTTTGAACGGAGGCATCACGGGTCACGGAGCGAAAATCCTATTTGTCGACGACCTAACAAAGGACTACGAGGCTGCTCAGTCGGCCACGCAGCGCGACGCAGCCTGGACGTGGTGGAACTCTACTGCATATACCCGGCTCGCACCTGGTGGTGGAGTCATCGCACTGATGACGAACTGGCACGCAGACGACTGGGCGGGGCGTATCCAGGACACCATGACCCTCGGTGGCGAGGTGTACGAGGTGATCAAGTTCCCGGCCATCAACGAGTACGGGGATGAGTACCTGCTACCCGACGACACGATCATACAGGTGGCAGAGAAAGAGCCTGTGCCGGAAGGTGCGCGGCTCACGCGCCCCAGAGGCACTGCGCTGCACCCGGAGCGCTACACCACTGAGGCGCTGCTGCGCATCAAGAACAACCTGGTCATGTCAGGGCAGAAGGCGGTGTGGGACGCGCTCTACCAGCAGAATCCCATACCGGACGAGGGGGACTTCTTCAGCAAGGACATGTTCAGGTATTACAGCACGGCACCTAAGCGCAGTGAGATGTACGTCTACCAGGCGTGGGACTTCGCGATCAGCACCAGCCAGGAGTCGGACTACACCGTCGGGACGACGATAGGTGTCGACCACCGCGACAACGCCCACGTGCTCGACGTGCGGCGCTTCAAGAGCGGTGACGGCATCCTCATCGCGGAGTACATGGTCGACTACGCCAAGGAGTATCGCGTCGATGCGCTCGGAGTAGAGGACGGGCAGATATGGAAGGCTATCGAGTCGCAGTTCCTCAAGGCGTGTACGGACAAGCGCTACTTCCCCAGCTACGAGGTGCTGAAGACGCTGACGGACAAGAAAGTACGTGCAGCGCCACTGCGTGGCCGCATGCAGGCGGGAAAGGTGTTCTTCGACAAGGACGCGCACTGGTTCCCTGTGCAGCAGAAAGAGTTGCTGCACTTCCCCAACGTGAAAAACGACGACTGCGTCGACAGCTTGGCTTGGTCCATACGCCTCACGCTGACACGCACTCCCCCACAGGTTCGCACTCCCCCTCCGCAGAAGAGCTGGCGCGACAAGCTCAAGGACCACATCGGTGGCGGAGTAGGTGTCGGCTCGCACATGTCTGCGTAGAGCGCTCTAGCGCACTCTAACGTGCTCTGGTACACTCGCAGGATGATGCCGGAACTGAGCAGGTTGCTGCACTCAAGTGTCGACGTCGACGTTAGCGAACTGCTGACGGATTTTCACATCGAGCAGGGAGACTAGGCATGCCGCGCTTCGAAGACATCGAGAACGCAGAACTACGCGTACTCATCGGTGACACAGGATTGATCGAGAAAATCGTCCTACAAGGGGTAGACACCTCCATCGCGACGCAGGCGAATCACAGGGAGCAGCACGCGACGTTCTTATCATGGGACGACTTGCAGTGCCCGCCTGAAGCATTCAACCCAGCCGGAACACCAAGCCCTCCGACTATTGACAACACAACAGTGCCTGGAACCTGGCTTTTCTCCGGTACTACTGAAAACAACCTGGCTGTCATCAAGCAAATGCCGCACCGATGGAAACAGGGTGGGACGCTCAAGCCGCACGTACACTGGGAAAAGACAACCACTGGTAGCGGGGAGGTCATGTGGCAGTGGTGTTACTCGATTGCAAACGTCGGAGCTGTGTTCCCGGCGTACTCAGCATACTTCGACGGCACAAACGCTGTTCCGCACAGTAACACAGTTCGCAAGCATGCTCTCGACACCTTCCCTGATGTCGACATGACCGGGAAGCGTGAGAGCTGCATGATCTGCATTCAGTTTCGGCGACTTCCATCGCACGCATCGGATACCTATGCCGCCGACGCTCGGTTCCTTGAGTTCGACATCCACTATCAGAGTGACAAGGACGGTACTGAGGACGAGTACCCGCAAATCGGCTGACATCTCTGTCACACTCGAACTAACTCTGATAGACTCCCGCGAAATACCACAGGACAGCACGTATGGCTGAGATTTTCAAGGCTCACGACTACACCGTATCTCTGAGCGACCTATGTGATTACGGAAACTACGTAACTCTCAGCATCACGAATGTCCGCATGAGGACCTCTGTGGACTTCTATAAACGGGACACCTTCCGAGACATAGCCGACAAGCTGGAGCGCATGGCGCATGCGCTGAGGGGAGAGCACAGGGCGCTCTGCATCGAGGCGGGGATTCCGGACGAGGAGGGCGGCGACGCCTTCGGTGGTGACTATGCCAGTTAACGAGGAACTGGCCCACACTCAGTGGGTGCGCTACGAGCAGTGTCGCGACAACGGGCACCTGGACTTCGTCGTTCTTGCCGACAAGTGCGACGCCTTCGTAGCTGGCAAGCAGTGGTTGGCGGCTGACAGGATGAATCTCGGGACGCGCCCGGCTCTGACGATCAACAAGATTCTGCCGACGATCAGCACACTGCTCGGCGACCAGATTCAGAACCGCACAGAGGTGCTGTTCCGCCCACAGAACGGTGCCAGCGCCCTGGTCGCAGACGCCCTGAGCAAGGTGTGGATGCAGATCAGCCAGAGCAACCAGCTGCCGTGGGTGCGCAGCGACGTGTTCTTCTCAGGTTTGGTGCGTGGTAGAGGGTTCTTCGACGTCAGGCTGGATTTTACAGACACCATGATCGGAGAAGTTCGCATCACTGCCCCGAACAGCAAGAACATCATCATCGACCCGGACGCGAGCGAGTACGATCCTGACACGTGGGCCGACGTCTTCGAGACGAAGTGGGTTAGCCCGCAGGACGTCGAGGTTCTGTATTCGAAAGAGGACGCCGAGCTGCTTCATAGACAGAACGCAGGCGGTAGGCGCTACGACTTAGACAGTATTGACCGTGTGCGCAACACCTTCTCGAAGAACCGGGTCCCGTCATTCGACTATGACGACAAAGAAGGCGTCCAGCGCAACATCCGCATAATCGACAGGCAGTACAGGAAGCTGACCACGGTTGAGCACTTCGTCGACCTGCGTACGGGGGACATGCGCCAGATTCCGGCAAGCTGGGATCGCGAGCGCATTGTTCTGGTCATCGAGAAAGCCGGTGGTGCGATCACTACTGCGAAAAAGCGCATCAAGCGCATCCGCTGGACGACGACGGCGGACGACGTGGTTCTGCACGACGACTGGTCTCCCTACAAGCACTTCACCTTCGTGCCGTACTTCCCGGTGTTCTTCAACGGCACAGCTATCGGCGCGGTAGAGAACCTCATCGACCCTCAGGAGATGCTGAATAAGCTCTCTAGCCAGGAGCTGCACGTGGTGAACACCACGGCGAACAGCGGGTGGACAGTTGAGCAGGATAGCTTGCTCAACATGTCGATTGAGGAGCTTGAAGCGAACGGTGCGGCGACAGGTCTTGTGCTGGAGTTCCGCAAAGGTGCTACTCCTCCGGCGAAGATCCTGCCGAACCAGGTACCGAGCGGGCTTGAACGCCTCACCTACAAGGCTGAGGAGCACATCAAGACGATCAGCAACGTCACCGATAGCATGCAGGGTGACGACCGTGAAGACGTCGCAGCGAAGGCCATCGCATACAAGCAGCGCCGCTCCAGTGTCACGCACAGCAAGGCACTTGACAGCCTTGAGCGCACGGACTGGCTGCTGGCTCGCAACGTCCTCGACATTGTGCAGGAGTACTACGCCGAGAAGCGGTTGATCACCATCACGCACGAAGACTTCACGCAGAGCCCGGAGTCTGTGACGGTGAACGAGGAAGACCCTGTCACCGGAGAGATCACCAACGACCTCACCATCGGTGAGTTCGACATCGTCGTCACCAGTTCTCCGTTCCGGGCCAGCCTCGAGGACTCACAGTTCGAGCAGGCACGGGCTATGCGCGAGATCGGCGTGCCGATTCCTGATAGCGTGCTGATCGAGAACAGCCGCCTTCTGCGCCGTGCAGACATCCTGAAGCAGATGGAGGGCGACAAGGAGTCTCCGGAAGCGCAGGCCGTTGCGGCGCTGAAGCAGCGCGAGGCTGAGGCCACGGTCGCAGCTCTCGAAGCCGACGTAGCGAACAAGAACGCAGACGCACAGCTGAAGATGGCGCGTGCACAGAAAGAGGGTGCAGAGGCTCAGGGTGGCGACGGCGCTGAGATGGCGAAGATACAAGCCGAGCTGGCTATGGAGCGTGAGCGGCTTGACATGGAGCTGCAGGCGAAGCGCGAAGATATGGAGATGAAGCGCGAAGAGCATCAGATGCGACTCGAGATGCAGCGCCAGATGCACGAGCAGGACCAGATGATCAAGGCTCAGCAGGCAGCACAGGAGGCTGAGAACAGGCAGCGGCAGGCTGAGCAGACGGCGGCTGCCCAGCGTGCACAAGCGTCCCGCGTGGGCGCATCACAACCCGCCGAGACGACCTTGTAGGAGTAGATACGCATGACCACAGAAGTACTTGAAAAACCCCTGACTGGGCCTGAAGCGCGCTGCGACTTTATCAAGGAGGCTGCTCCGGAGACCAGTGAGTCAGAAGCCCTCGAAGAAGCCCTCGAAGAAGCCTTGGTTGAAGAAGCCGTCGTCGAGCCTGAAGCAGTCGACGAAGAGGCTACAGTTGTCGAGGAAGAGCCGAAGGCTCGTGACGACAAAGGGCGGTTCGCACAGAAAGGTATCCCGAAGGAGCGCTTCGACGAGGCTGTCGGGAAGGAGCGCCAGGCTCGTCGAAGCGCTCCTTCGG